TCTTATGGTTACTTTTGTATATAAAAAAGAATCAAGGGGTGGAGCTACTACTATAGAGTATCAATTCAAACCACAATACGGCGAACCTTACTTTGCATCTGTTGGAGTTGGTAACGCGGCCGGTGTTGATAGTTGGGGTAAAAAGAAAAAGATTAAAGTTACTTCTAGTATGAAAAAAGAAATGATTAAGTCTTTACAAGATGCTATGAAAAGTAAATCTAAGAATTCAGAAGAAGTAGATGTATTAAAAAGAAATGGCGAACGATTATCTAATGTATTAAGTTGGGTTAAAAGATTATAATGAGAGATTATTTAAAAGAATTTAGTGGTGATGCCATCGATGATTTTTTAGTTGATACTGATATTAGTGAGATTTTAAATGAAGTCGGTTCAGCCACAACAAATGCACCAACAGATGATGGTCCTGCAACATTTTATAGAAATTTAACTCAATACAAAAAAGAATCTGAGGATTGGATTGAACAATTACAAAATGATTTAGGATACAAAGTAGTTAATTATATATTGAGTGATGGAGCAATGGATCCTGAAGAAGATTACACTATGTCACATAGAGCAATAAATTCTATATCTCATGGTGATGTTAAAAAATATAAAAAAACCTTAAAAAATGTGATGGATAGTTTAGGTTGGGAAGTAGTTAAGTGGATGGGAGTTGATAAAGACCAACAATTAGCAGGTCCTCCAATAGCATCAGGAATTGATGCACAAGGTCGTAAAGAAGATGATGAAAAACGAACCAATCAAGCAGCAAAAAGAAGTGGAAAGAAATTTAGTGGTGGTAAATCAAGACTTCATGTTGAAAAATACACTCCATTGTCTAAAGATTGGTGGAATGATGAACTTAAAGAATTAATAACAGAAGGTGGAGCATACGGACATATGGCACATCCTTTTGATGATAAAGACCTAACGTTTAAAGATTTAAAAAATATTATAGAAATGGGATTGGGTGGTCAGTTAGATAGAGAAGATAATGTAACTGAAAAACTCGATGGTCAAAACCTTATGATAAGTTGGAGAGGGTAGTGAATATAATTGAACAGAAATTGTGGAAGATAATAAATGAAGCTTCTCCTACTGGCACTTCAGGATATGGTAGTGGTATCACAACAGGTGATGCATGGCCAGATGGATTATATACTAAACGAGGTGAAAGACGATATGTAGGACCTGCAAGTTTAACTCGTGGAATGACACAAGTTGATTTTCCAGCAGCCGATAACATTTATGGTGGGCCTGATAGTCAAAACAACGAAAGACGAGCAAAAAGAGATGCAGGAAAACTTTATAAATATTTAAGTGATCCTGATGGTAATTCAGAAGTTAAAGCAGATGAACTACGAGATGACACACCACCATTATCACCAAAACAAAGAATGTATGGAATACACGGATTTCACAGAAAACAAGAATATACCATTCCACCAGAATCAGCAAATTTTCATTCTACATCAAAAACATTAGTAAAACCAACCACACCACCTGAAGGTAGTGTAAGTGGTGGAATTCCAGCCACACCTGAACCTGGTTCTAAGTCAATGGGAAGTGCAAGTGGATATAGACAAGCACAAAAAGGTGGAGAATCAGTATTTGCACAAAATAAAAATCTATGGGGTAAATGGACAGACCACAGAATTTCAAGTAAAGTGGATGGTAGAGTATGGAAAGGTGGTAAGTTAGTTGATTTGTTACCAAAGGGAGCTAAATAATGGCCATTACTATTGATATAAGCATTGGAGATACCATCTTAGGTGGTAAATTTAAAAACAAAAGAATTAAAGTAAAAGAAATTGGTACTGATGACCACGGAATGCCAACAATAAACGGAAGAAAGGTAGTTAATTTCAGAATACCAAAGCCAGTTGACGAAAAAATTTCAGATAAACCATCTAAGACCAAACGGTTAGAGGGTAAATCTACATATAAACAAATAATGGAGATATAAAATGGATTGGTTAAAGAAACTCATCGTTGGTATTGTAGGACTTTTTGGTTTAAGTACCATTTTAAGTGCAAAGAAATCAAAAGAAGTAGAAGAACTTGGTGAAGTTATTAAAGAGCACAAAAAGAAAGAAAAGGAAGTTGCAAAAGAAGTAGAAAAATTACAAGTAAATAAGACCAAAAATAAAAAACAGATAACAAATTTAAAAAGAAAACTCACTCGTACTAAAAACGAAGTGAAAAAAATGGAAGTAACTTTTGAAAAAGAAGATGTCGAAGATGCAGCAGCCTTTTTGAGAAAATTTTCCAAATCTAAATAATTATATATATAAAGGAGAAATAAAATGGCAGGACCAGCTTACCCAAGCACACATAGAGTAAGAGGTGGACAAGTTGATGCAATGGGTGAATACAATAGTTTAACTCTAGTTAGTGGTTCACAGACTGCTATATTTACTGGTTCATCTGCAGTACATGCGGGTGCAGCAATATTACCAATAACAAGTGCCTCAATTAGTTCAGATGCAGTTTATCATTTGACAAATGGTGGTCATATTTCATCATCACATTTTTTAATAGATACGATACATCCAATTGGTGTTAGGAAAGTTGTTCAGACTACTGGATATACATATGTCTTACACAAATAGAGGGTGAATATGAAATACTTAATACCACTTTTACTGATTGGTTCATTATTTGGACAGCAGATACAAAAAGACGGAAAGGATGTAACGACATTTACATATGCAGAAGCATTAGAAATGTTAAAAGCTCGTGATGCTCAATGGGAGAGTAAATTAGCAAAGGCAGATTCACTAATACATATGTACAAATATGGTGAAGAGATGTATGACGATACTATTATTGAATTGGAAGAACAAATAAAATTAGATTCTTTACTACTTGTAGCTAAAGACACACAGATTGTCTCGATAAAGGCACAAAATGAGGCTTACATCAAAAAGGCAAAATTGGCAAAACCAAGTTGGTATGAAAATAAATGGCTATATTTTACATATGGGGTGGCATCAATAACCATTCCAACTTATTTTGGAATTAAAATAGTGGATGTATCAAATTAATGAACGATAATAAGATGAAGGATATCATAAAGGCCGAATACCTAAAATGTGCACAGGATCCTGTATATTTTTTGAAAAAGTATGCCGTTATTCAACATCCGATGAGAGGTAAAGTTCCTTTTGAACTATATCCGTTTCAAGAAGATTCATTAAATCAATTTAAAAATAATAATTATAATGTTATATTAAAGGCTCGTCAGTTAGGTATTTCAACATTAACTGCTGGATACTCCTTATGGATGATGACCTTTCAATCAGATAAAAACATATTGGTAATTGCTACCAAACAAGATACTGCTAAAAATTTAGTTACAAAGATTCGTGTTATGCACGCAAACCTACCAAGTTGGGTAAGGTCAAAGTGTGTTGAGGATAATAAACTCTCACTACGATACTCTAATGGTTCACAAGTGAAAGCTATATCATCTACTGATGATGCTGGTCGTTCAGAGGCACTATCTCTACTTGTTATGGATGAGGCGGCATTTATCGATAAGATTGATACAATATGGACTGCCGCACAATCTACATTATCAACTGGTGGACAATGTATTGCTCTATCTACACCAAATGGTGTTGGTAATTGGTTTCATAGAACTTGGGTTGGTGCCGAAGATGGAACTAATGATTGGAATACAATTAAACTTCATTGGACGGTACATCCTGATAGAGAACAATCATGGAGAGATGAACAAGATAAACTTTTAGGACCAAGTGGGGCAGCACAAGAATGTGATTGTGATTTCATCACTTCCGGTCAAGGTGTTGTTGATCCAAGAATTTTAGAAGAATATAAAAAAGAACACATAGAAACACCTATTGAGAAAAGAGGAATAGATAGTAATCTATGGATATATAGACAACCAGATTATACAAGAAGTTATGTAGTGGCAGCTGATGTTGCTCGTGGTGATGGACAAGATTTTTCAGCGTTCCATGTTATTGATATAGAATCAATGGAACAAGTTGCGGAATACAAGGGAAAGATTTCTACCAAAGATTTTGGTAATTTATGTATGAATACTGCTATGGAGTATAACAACGCATTACTTGTTATTGAGAATTCAAGTATTGGTTGGGCTACAATTCAACAAGTGATTGATAGACAATATGAAAACCTATTTTACACAAGTAAAGATTTAAGGTATGTAGATGTTGCAAGACAAGTAACAAACCGATATAAAAATTCAGAAAGGCAGATGGTTCCTGGATTCAGTATGACAATGAAAACAAGACCATTAGTAATAGCAAAATTAGAAGAATATTTTAGAGAGAAATCTGTTATCGTTCATTCGGAAAGATTAATTGATGAATTATTCGTCTTTATTTGGAATAATAATAGAGCTGAAGCAATGCAAGGATACAACGATGACCTCACAATGAGTTTAGCGATTGGATTGTGGGTTAGAGATACTGCACTAAGATTGAGTGCTGAAGGTATGGCCTTACAAAAATCAGTTCTAAGTAAAATGTTAGATTATGATATGGTGTACACTCAAGACGATAATGCAAATGACTCTTGGCAAATGGATGTACAAGGTGATAAAGAAGATTTAACTTGGTTAGTAAAATAATAAGAGGATAAAATGGCACAAACAAATTTAAGAGCAAGATTAACACGACTTTTTTCTACAAATGTAATCGTAAGACATGCAGGTGGAAAAAAGTTAAAGGTTGCTGATACCAATAGAGTTCAAAGTACTGCATCAAAAAATAGTTTGGTGGATAGGTGGTCAAGACTTCATACTACTCAAACTACTGGTGGATATGGACATGCACAGGCACTTAATTTTCAATCACAAAGACTTGGATTGTTCAGAGATTATGAAGAAATGGACAATGATGCAATTATATCAAGTGCACTTGACATTTATGCAGATGAATCTACAATGAAGAATGAATATGGTAAAGTATTGGATATTCAAACCGAAAATGAAAATATTCATGATATTTTACATAATTTGTTTTATGATGTATTGAATATAGAATTTAATCTATGGCCTTGGGTAAGAAACTTATGTAAGTATGGAGATTTCTATCTTTATTTAGATGTGAAAGAAAAATATGGAGTTACAAATGTAGTTCCAATGTCAACATATGATGTTACTCGTATTGAAGGAGA